CTACAATATCCACGGTTACGGCATTGCCTATGAGTTTGTAGCGTTGTGTCTTTGATATGCGCCTTTTTCTACCGTTGTAGTTGCCATATTGTGTCCAGTTGTCTGGAAAACCTTGCAGGCGTTCGCATTCTATTTCTGTTAAGTATCTTATCTTATTATCTTTAGTTTTTATAAAGCTACCTGTAGAAGTGCTATTTTTATAACCTCTTAATATTGTTCGTGAATAGTCGTATATGTTCCTTGTCTTTTTAAAACTGTCTTTTGCAATTTCTCTGATAGGGAATACTCCTTNNNTAGCCCCCAATGTTGGCAAACGCTTTGATAATCGCCCAAAAGTCTGCACCAGAGTTTGAGGAGAATGCTCCTTTAACATTCTCCCAGATAAATACACTTGGTCTGAGCTGAGCAATGAGGGCAATTGCGTGCTGGATAAGACTACTTCTTGTACCTGCGAGACCGGCACGCTTTCCAGCAAGGCTGAAATCTTGGCAAGGCGAACCGAAAGTGATAATATCTGCTCCTGCAAGGTCTGCTNTATAGTTTGCTATTGCGTGTTTGTCAATCTCACTAAAATAGGGCTCTGTAAATTGGTAGCCTGCTCGTTGAAAGCCGAGTGAAAAGCCCCCAATTCCGCTGAATAGGTCTATTATTTTCATTGTATTATGCTATTATACTCTCTCCGTTAATAACGTCTAAGTGCTGATATATCATCTCTGTTAAGTCGTTAGAGTACGATTCAAAGGCATCAATTAGTACTTTGTCGTCCTTCATTGTTTTTTTGAATTGCTTAACTGCCTCCCCGCTGTATAGTTTTAACCTGCGAAAAGCGAGTTTAAATTCGTGGCTGAACTTTGTATCGTCAATTCCGTACATTAACTCATTGAGGCTATCGGCATACGATAGGGCAAGGATAGCGTAATGGGCTATTTTCTCACGTTTTAGCACGGGCATTACTACTGCTTTATCGTGTTCGGCTATAGAGATATTCATTAGGTTTTGTGCTTCTTGAGGGGTTATCTGTAATCCTCGCGCACGTAATTCTGTTAAAAATCTGTTGCTTTTATTCATTTGTTTTTAGTCTTTAAAATGGTACATCATCTATTGGTTCTTTCTTAGCAAAAGCCTCATTAGGGGAGGCTGTTGGTATAGCGTTATTGATACGCTCTTTCGTTGGTTCTCTTGGCGTGTTACTTGCTGACATTGCCATTGGTTTTGCCATTGTGCCTGTAAATTCATCGTAAGGATAAATTGTAAAGTCGTTACTATCAACCATAAACTTAAAGGCTTCAAAAGGGTAACCACGTGTGTATTGTGGTATAACTTCTACTATATCCTTGTTGTTCTCATCGGGTTTTAATAAAAAAACAGTTTCCGCTTTCTTAGTTACCGCACTCCCTAAGTGTCCAGTAGCTTTAGTTACACCATACGCCACGTGAATAATTGTGCATATATGTATCTTGTACTGGTCTGCCCACTTGATGAGTTTATGCACGATTTGGTTACTCCATTCGAGGTTGTTTACATCATTCATCAGGTCGGCAATGCCATCGATAAATACCATCTTCATCTTGCCTTTGTAACGCTCTAATGCCTTGTCAATGAATGCTACACGTTCCTCAGCGGTGAGGTGGCATATCTTGAATGTTAGGTACTTAGGATATATAGTGCCTACTACTTCGGCAACGCCTTTAAAAGTACGCTGTGCGTAGTATTCGGATTGCTCCGTGTCGAAGTCTAATATGTACTCATCACTATTGCGGTGGGTTCGTAGTAACGGGAAGCGATAGGACGCATTGCCACCAATGTAGGTGGCGCATAATTGCGTTTTAAAAAGTGTCTTCTTACTCTTACTTGGTGCAGCAATCACGCTAAAACTTCCTGCCGTCATCGCTGTTGTAGGGTAGTAATTACCCTTGTATTGATGCTCTCCGATGCTGATGAGAGTTTCGGGAGGGGGGAGAGGTTTATCGAGTGGCACGTATGCTTTCTCATACTCTCTTTCAAACCATAAATCATCGAAAGGAGATACTTCTACGCCATCTTCTAATTCTTGCAATTTTATTGACATAGTAACGATAATTTAGTGATTTCTGATTTGATAAAATACTCTATTTCCTCTTTTTTGTACTCCTTTTGCAAAACTGCAACACAATCTGCTATTTTTTCCTTTACAATCTCATTCTTTTCTGTTACAATTCGCAAAATATCTTCTATTCTGTACTTATCATCCAACGTTTCGCTCTCTTCTGCGGGTGTTTTATTAGCTTCTGCTACTCTTTTAGCCTCTCTTAGAGCTATTTCATAGTCTTTGTAAGCAACTTCATATCGGAGGCTTCTCATAATTTCGGCTATATCCTCAATCCAAAATTCAAGTGGTTTATTAACGACATCGTGAACGTGTGATAATACACTGCTTGCTGTTATTTTTTCTTTGAGTTCACTTGCAAATAAGTAGCGGTTAAGGAATACAAAACAAAATAATCGCGATAGTATAGGGTATTTATCGGGGTAATCTTCAATTGTTGAGTTAATGAACCTTAACACAGAATTGAACGCTACCTTGTCATCAGCATTTCCCTTTCGATTTACAAAGTATTGCAATCGCCGCATTGCAACATTAATATCCATTGTGTTTTTTAACATTTTTATAAAATTTTAGTTGTTAAATCAAAATTACAAATCACCGACATTGCGAACTACTCCCGTTTTACTGCTTTTTAGACCTTTTTGAGGCTCTTTATTGTAGAGTTGGGTATTTGTAAGTCCAGCGTTATAAAATGTGCTAAAATGATCTGGTTCTAACATTTTATCAGGCGATAGGGTGAATTGTGGATAAATCTGTTTTTGAATGAATACGCCTTTAATAGCTAATTCAATTTCCCCCTGCGTGTAGTTCTTGGCTACTTCTATGAGGTTCATTCTTGCATTACCCAATATCGCAACATTGCCTATCGATCCTACCTTGTAAAACTTCTTAGCATCATTCCAACGTTTCGACAACCAACCGACCAACGCCATTGTATCTCCCTTGAAGTCTTCATAGGCTGTTAAGGTTGATTTTTCGGTTTTAGGTTTTTCCTCGTGCGTGTGCGTGTTTGTTTGTTTATATATTTCTTTTACTTTACTTTGTGAATTAATGTCTACATTAACTCCACTTGAAGGATAGTTAATGTCTACATTAACTCCGTTAAACTGCTGTTTTTGTATTTTTTCAGTTTTTTCAACATCTTTTTTTTCATTAATGTATACATTAACTCTGTTTAAAAGCCAATATTGTAAACATTCTGTATCCCTTCTTCTTTTCGTGGCTTCTAAATAAACTTTCTGAATATTCTTACTTGTTAGTATGTTATACTCACTAAATATAAACCCATCAAAGAACTCATATTTAACAAGCTTGCTAACTACCTCCTCAACAAGCCCACCAGATAACCCACCGAGCCTTGCCAATTTGTTTTTTAAAAGTTCCGAAAACTCCACGAAGTACCCATTACGGTATATTTCACAAAGCAGTCGCAACACGATTATCTCTCCTTTCACAGAGAACTCCCCCGAGATAGCCAGTATTTTATCGTCTTCAAAAATCCCAACGTCCAAAGGGAAATAATCTAATCCTTGTTTATTTGGTCGTGCCATAGTCTTTTAATGTTTAAAAAAAACTCCCCTTACTAACGCCTTGCGCTATGCAAGGGGAGACAAATGAATGATGTATTTAGAATAAGGTTAATTGTCGTTGTTTTTCGGTTATTGTATTCACATTCTTAACAGCAGTTTCAAAGTACTTATCTTTGAGTTCTATCCCTATACCGTAGCGTTCTAAATTAACTGCCTCGTATATTTCGCTTCCTATCCCCAAGAATGGAGTAAATACCGTTTCACCCTTATTACTCCACATCTGCACGCAACGCTTGATAACCGATAATTGTAATGGTGCAATGTGCTTTTCATCGCCTAAATCAGTAGCCTCTTTCTTTCCGTTGAGTACATCTGTGCGCTTAATATCAAACCACGTATTGACCTTGTAATCTTCCATTACTTCGTGAAGGTGTTCAATATCGCCCTTCTCCACATTCCAAGTAGGAGACGCCCAATGTTGCCAAACATCTAATGGAAAATTCTCTTTATTCTTGTTGTTAATTGGTGTCCAATCTTCCTCATTTCCCTCCCACTTGCGAAATATAGTGCAGTATTCTGGTAGTCCTACTCCTGTATAACTGCTATCTTTGCGCAGTTGTTTGTATAGAAGTCGTTGCGTTTTTGTTCGCTGCATTTCCAAAACGGGGTCTGTCCAAATATTCACTTTTGAGTGGTATTTAAATCCTACCGCCTCAACAGCTCTATGGTGGTCGCCTGTGAAGTCGTATAGTCCGGTATAACCGCTTGAATTCTTATATACCGCCAAATCTTTGGTGTGGCAAACCATTAGCCTGCCAGGCTTCAATATTCTATACAAATCGTGCAAAAGGAATGTATATTGCTTAAAAAAGTCCTCGTGGTTTTCGTTGTTACCCATATCGTGAATGTAGTTTGAGTAGGTAAACAAGGAACTAAACGGGGGGCTGAATATGATTAAATCTACTGAGTTATCAGGAATGCGCTTAATCTCTATGCAGCTGTCGCCTTTCATTAGCCAATAGTTAGGCGTTTTTACCTCTTTAAACTCGTAGGAGTTGAGTAGTCCGAAGGCATTGCCATTGATGAATTTATTCATTTGGTTCTGCATTTCCTTAAATTGTTGTTCTTTGCGTTCACGAGTTTGTTTTACGTTTTCCATTGTGTCTGTAGTTATAAAATAGATATTTACTTCTTTTTTTTGTCCAAAGCGGTAGGAGCGTCTGACGGCTTGGTATGTACCCTCGAATGAGAAGTCGAGGCTTGCGAATACTTGGTTATGGCAGTTCTGAAAGTTCATTCCGAATTGGGCTATTTTCTTTTTCGTTACCAGCACCCTAAATTCACCTTTAGCAAATCCTATTAACTTTTTTTCTTTGACTTCTGTTTTCTCGCTACCGTTCACGGCTACTGCATCGGGTATAAGCTCCAAAACTTTCTTTTCTTCTTCATTCTGATTTACCCAAACAATAAACGCCTCATCGGAATTATTTACTATCTGGGCTACTGCCTCAATGCGTTGGTCGAGGGTGTTTCGCAATTCCTTTTGGAACTCGGTAGCACTTACCGAGTAAGGATTGAAAAGCATACCATTGTCACGCTTTTGAGTCTGTATTTCCTTTTCGATGTAATTGAGTTTGGGTAACTCATACCCCTCAGCACTAAATCCTATGTCAGAGGGTTTGGTAAGCATAGTAGCCCACGAACTAATCCACCCATAGAAGTCATTAGTAGCGTGCCCTTTTAATCGGTAGTTATTCATACCCTCATCACGCACGAACCACTTAGCCCGCATATCCTGAGCGTCTAACACGTTAAGGAACTCAGAGTGGTTGCCTATTTCGTTCAAATCATTAGGGCTTGGGGTAGCCGTACAACACAACTTGTAAGGGGTGTTTTTGAACTCTTTGATGAGTTGGTTTTTGTACTTACCAGTGAAATTCTTCAGTATTGAACTTTCATCAAGCACTATCCCTACGAATTGAGCAGTATTGATATTATCCAGCTGCTCGTAATTGCTGATATACACGCCTTGTAATGGTTCGCTGTCGTCATATTTTTGTACCTCAATACCGAACTTTTGCCCCTCTTGTATGGTTTGATAGGCTACTGCCAAAGGGCAAAGTATTATTACAGGCTTTTGTGTATGTTTGCTTACTTGGTGTGCCCATTCCAATTGCATTAGGGTCTTTCCAAGTCCGCAATCGGCAAAGATTGCATACCGCCCCATTCTTAGTGCCTTGCTCACAATGTAACGCTGAAAGTCGAATAGGTTAGGGTTTAGTTTTTCGTCAGGAATTTCAAAACCCGCTTCGGCTACTTTTCGTTCCTTTGATTTTAGGAATTTCTGATACTCATTCATTTTGATTTGAAATTAGAGATTTGAATTAGATTGCCGCGCGCTCAATCTCCTTTCAAATCGGGTTAAACAAATTAGACGGCTTTTTAGCCATTTGGTAGGGATTGGTTATTAGGTAGTTGTGTTGTTTGTGATGCTGTTTTGTTGTTTTAATAGCCTATTTTTTAGACGGGTTTTAGACATTTAAGTAATCTTAGCCCCCGCTCACGGCTCGAACGTGAGTGCTTGCCTATCGGGGTGCACAATGGACAAAAATTACAACGTTTCTTTTTTCATTTTAATAATATTTTCCTTGTAAGTTATTCACTTGCTTTTCTATCTCATTGAGGTACGCTAAATCATCGGGCGTTGGTAGGTATATCCCCGCTTCCTTGCTGGCGTAATCTCTGAAATTATCAATGGCGGTTGTCATTTCCTTTGTATTCAAACTCGCTGTACTTCGCCACGCATCTCGTATCTCACCCGTTTTTCGGTTAGCGTATTCAGTTCTGAATATCTGAGGGTTTACAATCTTCTTAAACATCTCTTGTTTCACATATTCGGGAGTTTCTCCATATTCTAATGCGAACCACGCAAAGAGTAGGTGAATGTAATTGTTCTGTGAGTAGGTGCGTTTGGGCTTCTTTTCAGTGATTCCAAAGGTCTTTTTCTTTTCGATAAGAAACGCTAAACGCTCCTTTGCTCTTTGTATATCTAACTCATTGCTTGCGTTGAAAATCATAGTTTATTATCTTTGAAAGCAAGGCAGGACTCGAACCTGCTACTATCCCGATTGATACTTGCTTTTTGTTTTACCTTAAAAAGGCATTCCGTCGTCTTCTTGTGCGGGTGCTTGTCCGTACTGGTTAAACATTTGCCCCTGCTGATATTGCGGTTGTCCTTGTGGTGGGTACGCTTGTGCTTGTTGAGGCGGTGCGTATTGCGGTTGCTGTGGGTAACCTTGGGGAGGTTGTGCATAACCTTGGGGTGCTTGCTGCTGTTGTTGCGCTACATTCGTGGTTTGAATGAGTTCAATTTTCCAACCCTCAATTGTGTTGAAGTACTTAACCTCGCCTTGCTGGTTTGTCCACTCTCTACCGCGTAAGTTAAAATGTACCCTTACATTCTGACCTACTTTCAAATTGTTGAGCAAATCACAACGCTGTTGCGTGAATTGTATGAGAATATCATTAGGATATTGCTCTTCTGTGGTGATTACCAAATCACGCTTCTGAAAGCCGTTTTGCCCTACTGTTTCAGTAGCGAATATTGTTTTAATTCGTCCTTGTATTTCCATTATTTTGCTTGTTGTTCTTAAAAAGTTGTTTAAAACACTTTTTTAAGTAAGTGATAAATGTTTCTTTTGGTTTTTCTTCAGGAACTTTGTCTGTTAGTCTTCTTAGAGTTAATACTACTAAATCGTTACAGTCCATTTCTGAACTCCAATATCTCTTTTTCATTAACTCTAATCTGTACCCTTCGTGATAAAAAACATCACCTTTCTTAAGGTGGTCAAACAAGTATCTATTTCTTGTTATCGTCCAAATCTCACCTACTTTTGGTATTATTTTAGCCATATATTTTACTTATAAAAACTTCTACTTTTATGCAGTTTGTTCATTAAATATTTTCTTGTCAGTAATGAGTTCTCGGTTACCCTCCAAAAACTCAATGAAACGCTCGCATACCTCCTTTAATCTGGGTATATCCAACTTAGCCATATAAGCATAAGCCTCTTTATACACCCCCTTAAAATCAGTAACCAAATACTCAAAATCGCTTATCTCAATGCCTTGCTGGTTTAAGCAGTAAGGATATACAATGTGCTGCCAGTTATTGCGATACTTAAAAGCATTGTATTTGCCCGTTGTCTTTAAATCGACAATCTTGAATGGCAGTAAGTAGTCTAAGTACCCATACAAAAAGACTTCGCCATATTGAGTGCTGATAGTACCTTCAACTCGGTATTGAGTAAGTGCATTCTCCTCTTTCAAAGGGGTCGCTATACTCTTAGCAATTTCCTTTGAAAAAACGAACTGCTTGCCATTAATTACCGCTGTTATAACCTCGCCCTCGCTGTGAATATCTATCTTAGTACTTTTGCGCCACTCAATGATGCAATCTATCACTTCATTAAACGCTGTACCCTTGTCAGCGGCTTCGCTCTCAAAAGGCACTCTATTAATACGATTAATCAGTTCTTGAAAGGCTTGACGCTCGTACTCTTCCTCTGTCAGCGTAGGGGCTTCAGATGAGCCCCAAAACTGCTGATAGATTACCGATGAATTAAGATAGTTAGTAAAACTATCCAACAAGGTAGGATATATGTTATACTGCTTCATATTGCTTGCTATCTTTGTTAAACTTCGCATTTAAAGTCGCCGCCTTCTCATTGAGTTTGCGACCAGCAATCACTTTAGAGTTGCCGATATGTTGCCATTCTTGCAAGCGTTGTGCAGTCTCATTAAGGCTGTCTATATCTGTTATAACCGATATATTGTCCTCTATCTCTTTAATGAGATTTTGGTATGCTTCATTAGCCTTGCGATGCTGTTCCAATCGTGCATTGTACGCCTCAATTACGTGCGTTGTGAAAAAGTCGTTAGGCGCAGTAGGGTTACCCTGCTCGTCAATGATAGTAGGTATCTTGAAGAGCGGTGGCAAATTGCACGAGTTCTTACCATCATTTCGTGAGGTAGGGTCAAAGGTGATAGTACGTTCACGCCCTTGCGCCTCTACATACCCTACAAGGTCTAACTCTGTTACAAGGTTGTCATAGTTTGTCCCTCCAAATTGAGGAATGTAACGAGTATCGTCACCCTCTGTTTTTGTTTCTCTATGAGCAACAAATACCACGTGCTTATTCATTATGCTAATACGTTTTACAAGCGCTGAAAACATCATTTTTCGCTCTCCAAAGCCTTGTAGTGTTAGCATACCATTAGCACGCCCCATTTTAGGATTGTTCTTAATGATATACTCGCCCATAAAGTCTAACATTTTGCCCCCAGTATCAATAACAAAGGTTTCATAAGGCGCAAGGTTTTCATTGTTAAGTACGTCCAAAAAATCTTGATAGGAACGTATCTGTACAGTGTCCACATCTTGCAAGTGTGCGAAATTCACACGGTGCACCCCATTGTCAAAGTCAAAAAGTAGCGGCTTTGGTGCTGATAGCGCAAGGGTCGTTTTACCCGTACCTGCCTGCCCATAGATTAGGGCTTTGATTTTCGTCTGAATTGTTAATTCATTTGCTTTCTTAATTAAACTCATATTCATTTGTTTTTAGGTTATTACTTTTCTTTAAAAAAGTGCCGTGCGTTGTTATGATTTAGATATGTCCAGATTTTTCAAGAATAACACGGCACTTATTTATTTGGTAGAGGCTCGTTCTCTTTGTTTAAAACATTTTCTTTATCATTTTGTTAATCTCATTGCGCTTAGCTCGAAACTCGTGCAAAAACTCTCTATTGCTAATCTCTTGCACTTCATACTTGTCATCTTGGTACGAATTAGACATTAAGAAACTCAATGTATCAATACCCGTATTATCAACTCGCAAGGCTGTTAATGATGAGTTGTTAGTAAGTGGCAATTCTTCATAAATGCTAATACACCAGCTAATATTCTCAAACTTCACTCGGTAGCATTTGCCCAATTCTAAGGTTGTGATTTGCTCTTTCATAGTTGTAATGATTTTAAATATTAAATAAATTGACGCCAATCGTGAGATAAACTCTCTTCATATCTCATCTTGTTTGTCTCATAGTTATCGCACCATCTATAATGTTCTTCATCTTCCAAATTATCGTAAGTCTTACAGAGCAAGTCTAACAATGCATATTGCTGCTCTTCTGTGAATTGCAAATCATAATAACTACCTCTATACTCTACATAACTATCATTACAGGTTATCTCTATACGAGATTGCCCACCTCTCTTAACCCATTCGCCACCTACACATAGATGGTATACACCGTGTGATGAACTTATAACGAAATAATCTAAGGTGCTTTCTTCTTCAATTCTTACCTTGCTAATAAGGCAGTCAAACATTGCCTTGCTTACCTTACCGCTTGGCGTGTAATTTTCTTTTCTCATTTCAAATAGATTTAAAACGGGAGGTTCTTGGTCTTGAATATCACTAACTCGCACTATATGTAATGCGTCATTAAAAGCCTCTTTTTCAAAAGGCTCACACTCATTATAGCGTTTGCCCTCGTAGGTTACATAGCCACCTTGTAGAAGAATTTGGCTATTTTGTTTGGTAGTTTCGCTCATTTGTTGTAATTTTGCCATTGTAATTTTGTCTTTGTGATTTTAATGTTAATAATTTTAAAATTGCAAGTCATTAAGGCGGTGCTGGGATAGTGCCGCTTTTTTATTTGCGCTTCATTTTTCTCAATACTTTTCTTATATCCTTGTTGCGTAAATCCTCCAATTGTTGCATACTTATCAATGTACGCTCACCAGAAAGATTTTCATTCTTTAGAGTACCATCAGTTATCCACGTACGAATAATATAGTCCGATACGCCCAAGTAATCAGCTGCTTCAGGAACGCTCAACATTCTCTTTGCCAACTTGCGATACTCATACACCTCAATAGCCCTCGCAATCAAGTCCACCGTATTAGGTACAACCCCCTGCATTTGCCATAACTCCTCACGCTCGTTGGCGAATAGTGTATTAATGTCTTCATTCAATCGTTCTACTCTACTTAACATAGTTTAATTTGTTAATCGTTATCAGGTTCAAATGCTTCATCTTCCGTTAGTTCGATAATCTCTAAGAATTTTTCACGAACCGCTTCCGATTTGCGATAAAATCTTGTGTTTTTCTCTGCTCGCCACTTGCACAATGTCCAAATGGTAATGTTCAAACTGTCTTCCAATGCCCTCATTGTAGCCTTATCTTTTAATTTTTCTTTCGCTTTGTTTGTAAGTTTCATATCTTTTTAGTACTTTTGCCAAGTCAAAACGACTAACTCTTTTTACTATCATTTTGACGGTGCAAAAATACAAACAATGTTTATATCGTCCAAATAAAATACAAACTTTTTTTGTATTTTCATTAAAATATTTTACAACTAACTGAATATCAACTATTATTTTTTTAGAAAAAAATGGCAACCGAGCTAAATATATTCAGAGGAAAAGATATTGATGAAGTTTTAAAGGCATTAAAGCAAGCGGGAGAAGCACAATATGCAAGTGATTTGCAAGAAAAGTATTTGCCCGATTGGCAACGCCTTAAAGTAGAAGCTATTTTTGAATACTTGTGTACCAATAAACGGTATAACTATCGTTTTGAAGTAGCAAAATATAGTGTAGATTTTGGATATTGTTTGCAATATAATCCTAATGAATGGGATGATGATTTAAATAAGGGTGGGTTTGAGGCTTTTTGGCAAGAACGTGAAACCGTATTACAAAAAATAAAGGGGACGTTGTCCGATTACAACCTCCCCGTGGATACCACTATAAAGATATTCAGCACTATTAGTTCCCTTTTTTAGCCAACATCTCTTTGTGTTGCTTTATGAGTACCCTTAATGCTTGTTTCTTTTCTTTTGCTAATATAACGCCTTGTCTGCGTTGTATATAATCCAGCGCATCTCTATAAACGTTGTATTCATCCTTGTTACGGCTCAAAATGTAGTGTAAAAACACCTCTAATTTCTCAACGTACTGATCTAACTCATCATCAGAAACGAGTATTTGCCGTTGGTCTATAATAACTCTCGAATTGTTTTTACGATACAACAAGCACCATACAATTACAAGCAACAACAGTATAATAATAATATCACTCATAGTGTTTAATCTTTAATTTTTTGCAAAGATATGGAAAATAATTCAAATACAAACAATGTTTATATTGAAGATGTTCGTAAAAGGTTCAAAAAAGCCATATCGCATCTAAAAGGTGAACAGATTATAAGCACAAATCAAGATGTTGTGAATAAAATGGAAATCAATAAGACTTCTATGTCATTAGCTTTAAAAGGCGATGAGAGGTATCTTACTGAAAAATTCATTACAAAATTCGCCAATATATATGGGTTCAATAAAGATTGGATTTGGAAAGGAGAAGGAACAATGCTACCCAATGAAGTACGGAATACTAAATATACATTGGAGGACTTAAAAAAAATTGCAAGCGGTGATTTAATTGTACCCAAAGATGTACGCAATCCTATAACAAATGTAGATCCTATCCTCGCCGATGAAGCAATAAATTACAACGAAAAAGGCGTACCCTATTACAATGTTGATTTTACTAACGGCTTTATGGGAGTAATAGAATTTAATAACGTAAAACCCGATTATTACATCAATTACCCTCCCGCCAACAATTGTGATTTTTGGATCAACGCCACAGGGCAATCAATGCAAAACACCATCAACCACGGCGATATCGTAGCCGTCAAAGAAGTAGATCTTACTTGGTTTCCACTTGGCGAAATATACGCCATAGTAACCTCTAACGGTTACCGCCTCATCAAGCGCATTACAAAATCACGCGACCCCAAATGCTATCGCCTCGTATCCGAAAACCCCGACAAAGACAATTACCCAGACCAAGATATACCAAAACACTATATCACTCGCTTATTCAAAGTGATCATCGCAACTAAAATCATTAATTAGTAATTAAATTTAAATAAATATACCAATGAAAAAATTATTATTTTCAGTGCTCGCAATTCTTTCAATAGCGTTCGCAAATGCACAAGAATTTGAAGTTACCCCTGACGGACTTAAAGAAAAAACATCAGGAAAAGACTTTGTCGTTATCGAAGTACAAGGTAAAACAGCCAGCGAATTGTATAATAATGCTATTAAGTACATCAATATAATGTACAAGAATCCTAAAGAGGTTATTAAGGGAGATGTAAAAGATGAGTACATTAAATGGGAGACTTTTGTATCTAATATCGGTACAATTAAAAACGGTTTTATAAATGTACCGGCAGACGCCCTTATTACTGTACAACTTTCTTTTAAGGACGGAAAAGCAAAATACGAAGTTGTTAATCAGAACATATACAATAGTCAAAACAAAGGAGCTTTAGGAAAAGTAACCTTTAAAGGTAGTAAGTGGTCCGGGTTTCCTATATACGATGAAAAAAACAGCAACCTACGACAAGAACAACTAAAAAAAGATATAGAAAACTACTACAATTCACAAATTGAAAAAATTAAAGAATACTTAAATGGTACATCACAATCAAAAAATGATGATTGGTAAAATAACAAAGAGAAAGCCCCGCACGATCATACGCGGGGCTTTTCTACATAAACCAATAATATTAATATAAAGAAAAAAAACACTTCCTAAATCGCCAACACAACCATACCCCCAGTAGCAATATAAACCATATCCACCAGTTACTCATAACACTATTCACTTCTTTTGTTTTATGAGAAAAAGCCGTTGTGATCTCTGTGTTTCGTAATTCATTATTAGTTGTGATTATAGTATTCGTAAGGGTAGTATTCGCCACTATATGGCTATTGGATAGGTTGCTTTTAGTCGTAATCTTCACCTTTCCACCACTTACCCTTATAGTTTCATTATCGCCGTCTCTAATGCGATAATACACTAACTCTTTGCTATTACCCACGCTATCCTTATCGCTCTCAACTGTTACCTCGTACTCTTGTGAGGCGTGTGTATCGAGTTGCAAGGTTTGAGCGTTGTGTTGAAAAATAGCCGTACTATCCTTATACTTTATAATACGCTCTTTTTGGACTTGCTTTTGCTCGGTAGCAGCTACCTCTTTGCGTGTCCTGCAACCTATCAAGGTGAGAAACGCTAATAATAACATTACTATTCTACTCATAACTCTCTAACATTTTGATAATTTTCTTTAAACTATCTGCATAGTTAGTAGCGGTAGCATACCCTGCTTTTGCTACTTCTTCGGCAAACTTGTAAGGGTCAGCTTTCACAAGCAACGCTTTAGCATATCGCTTGTTTTTGAAAAAGAATTGAGCGTGGTCGGTAAAGCATTCTTCGGGCGTGTCGTACTTCCTAAACCAATCCTTAACAATATACTTATACTTGCCATTAGTGAGCATATTAACGGATAACACCTGAGGGAATAGATGCTTTAAATTAGGACTATTTAATATCTCTGTTGTAGTTAGTAATTGCTTCTTGTTGATGGGTGTATCCTTGCCAGCTTTTACGCCAAAAAACATATTACCTTGTACTTTCTTTCCCCAACCACTCTCTAACGCCGCTTGCGCCAAGGTGAAGAGGTGCGATATACCCGTTTTGCGATCTGTTTCAAGCGCAAAGGGTTTGTACTGCTTTATAAATTCATTAGGTGTCATTTCCTTTATTTTTATTCTTTTCTAATTCTTCATTATATTCTTCTTCAATATCGAACATGTGAAAGAATTTTTTATTTATAATTTTTAAAAGCACTCCCGCAAAACGAAATCCCAAACATTCTAAATTCTCTAATAAACTTACCACTAATTGCCATATAATAGCTAATAATACTGCCCAATATAGCCAATGAAAAGGGTCAAATTCAAAATCTCCAATTGCGGGGAATCTTATGTTATCCTCAAATGTGTGTAATACATATATAAGTACTAAGTAAGTAAGTATCTTTAATAACATACGCCCGAATTTCCTACTCTCGTGTCTTTCTCCTCGATTTAAAGATGCCAAAACGCCCGTTATCCATTCAAAGAATATCAACACTACATACGCAGTTAAGAATAGGTGATTAAATCCGAATAAGAAATGTATCATTCCTATAATTGCCGAAATAACAATATCCCAAGCAATGAAACTCAAAGAAAACGTATGCCCAAAACTTGACTGAATGAAATCACGCCATCCTGTAAATCCGAATCCTTGTAAAATATAATCTATCATCTTTTTTTATTAATTTTCTTTACAATAGGATAAGGCGTAACACTCGCTACAATGTCCCACCAGTCAATAAACGTGCGCTTAATATACTTATCGTACAATTCTTTTGCGAGCCCCGCCAATAGTACAGTGGCTAACGCTAAAACGAAAGCAATTCCAACGCTACAAAATTTTAAAAACGGTGTAAAAAATAGCACCAACATACAATTGCCTACCTTTGAATGCAGCAATTTGTCCTTACCTATTAAGTTTCGTTTTAATTTATTCATAGTTTTTTTATTCGCTCCAATCAGTTGCAATGTTTCCTTTTTCGAGTTTAACATTTCTCGTCCAAAGTTTAGATGTTACATCTCCCGTATCACTACCATTGTTATCAATACGTATATAACCTTTTGGACTTAAATTGGCGTCAGTAGTGAATGTAAATATCTCTCTTTTCCATTCTCCATTAGTATTTGGAATCATTTTGTTGTGAATTTGAGAATAACCTTCATTTATAAAAAACATTTCCGCATTCCTTAAATTTTCACTTTTGTATTCCAAAGATAGTGTATAAGTTGTATTCTTTTCCAAGGTACCTCCTACTATACCATAATAGATATAATCTTCTACCGTACCTATATACTCTTTATAACGCTCGTTCTTACTGTCAGTGATTAGGTTATTGCCTAATTCACTACCATCCCAATCTGCCCAATCTGTTTCTAACTCAGCATATTCAATTTTGAAAGATGATACATACAGCTCTTCAATGTGTTTTTTTTGTGTTTTATTATAAAATTCTACAAACCCATTATTTCCAACAGAAAAAGTAGTTATCCCTTTTTTTCCAAATATTGTATATCTATGCCATTGCCCATCAGATATTATATTTGTACCGTATGGATAAATCACATTAGAATCAGTAATACAAGTAAATGCAATATCAGGCTTCGTAGTTTTAGCCCAAAACGAAAATATAATAGGACGACGCATAAACAGATACTTACACTGAAAACCTTGCCAGTTATAAATGAGTTTACATACCTTGTTCCCTATAAAATTTTCAGATACTACCCCAGCATTGCCAGCGTAATTTGATTGTAAGTAATAAAGTTCTTCTTTCAACTCAAAGTCTTTCGTGCCTTTAAGTAAGTTATATCTTACCAAAGCCTTATTTTCAAACTTCTTGCTCATCGCAATATAATCACCCTCTCCCCACAACGCTACCATTCGCAACTCCTTCACGTCGCTTGGCGTGGAAAAAGTTAGACCTACCACATTACTCGCATAGTCTCGTTGTATAGAACTCGCCACTACACCAGCATCATAGCCTAATATTTCAAACGTGTTGCTCATCGTCTCAACAACAAGTACATAAGTGCCTTTTGTCAGCGCGTTCATCGTGGCAATATTATCGCTATTTGCTTTGTTTATCTTTATCGATAACTCGTGTACAAAGCCGCCGCTCAATTTTTGCGAACCATTCACTTTAAAAGCGTTTGAGAGTTCAAACAAATACCCTCTCTTAGTAGGATACAACTGAAAATGAGTAATAACACTCTTATCCTCATTCATTGCTGTATATCGCCTATCAATATCCTTGTAAGGTATCACCAGCACTCTATGATTGAGCCCCTTTGTAGGTCTATAATTGCAATCTAATGCTATATCTTTTATATTCTCTATACATCTCATATCAATTGCATTCTCATTCTATGTTTATTAATTCGGTTGCTATCACCACACCCGCTATTACAACTATATTCAGGAAATAGTGTTTTATTTCTTTCAAGGTAACGCTCGCAATCTTGCCATAGCCAATCTGCTTGTTGCTTGTACATTGTGCGCACATCACGCCTCTCATTTTGGCTAATAGCCTCTCCATCTTGGTTCACCTTTTCTTTAATCCCCATTGGCGTATCTACTTGATGCCCCACGAATACATAACGAGCGTACGCAAAGTATGATAACACGGTTTTTAGTCCTGCAAATTCGTACTTTTTGCCCTCAAAAGTATAACTACCCCCCTCAAGCAATAACGTGTAATCTCTCACGGGCGTTTCGCTTGTCAAATCTTGGTAAAAAGACTCACAAACCAACCCCTTCAAGTCAAACGTTTGTGCTTCTCTAATAAAGCGGTTGAACTCCTCATCTTTACGAAAAAGTGAAACACTCAGATACTTGCTACATTCTTGCTTATTAACTAATAATCTCATACTAATTTGCTAATTTCAAAAAGTCCGTTTGTCGAAATGTCCCTTACAAAGCCATCGAAGAGTTCCTCAAACATCTCTTGTACATCTTGCCTTTCCTCCTGCATTTGTTCCTGCATAAAAATGCGTGCCTCTTTCAAACTTTCCCCAGATGTATTGCCTAATTTCCCTTCCACGTAATCAATCAGCACGGGCGGAATATTGCCGTACGACTTGCGTATATTGTTCGCTGTTTTTTGGTCAGCGTACTGAAACATATCAGCCTTGATATTGCTCTCTATAGGTTTTATCAGTACATTATTCTCCAATTTATCGCCCTGCATTTCCGTTTCAAAATGAAATACAGATCGCTCGGCTTCTACACCTATGCTCTTTTTCAATTCATCTCTAAACTCTTGTCTATCATCATCGCTTTCCATTGGCGCAGTAACAACAGCATAAGTTCCGAAAAAGCCTTTTTTAAAGCCGTTCCTTGTGAATACACTCGATAGCCTTTCACTCTCACAATCACGCAACACTACATCAGCCCAAGCTAGCGGATAGGTGTCATTCCTATCAAGGTTTAAGAAAAACACTTGCCCCTTGTACTTTTTCCAACCTCCTGCTTTTTTCACTTGCGCTTCTATAACATCAGGGCGGGGGTCGTATCGGTCAATAGCAACTAAATTCTCATCTCTATCCTTGCTGTTGGTTAGTTTGTCCCAATCATTATATACAAGTATCTTGCCTCGATAGTAATTACTGTCTTTTGCCCCTAATCGGCAATTCTTGTAAGGCAACACTTGCACACTTATCTTCTCATAGAAGCCGTTGTAATTCACGTGTACGAATGCGCCCTTATGTATTGCAATACTTCTGGCTACTTTCTTAAGCAGGTCGTTAGGGGTCTCCCGTTTATCATTAATAAACAACTCATCTTTTCTAAATCTGACCACTTGCGACCTTGCCAACTCTCTCTTTTCAATTTCCAATGCAAAGCCGCGACCATATATAAAATCAGCAATCACACCCGCACAAGCACGAGCAGTTGGCGAACCTGCCACCAACTGCTCTATGATTGTCGGGTAATCATTGCCAACTCCATTCGCTAAGTACGGAAAACCCTTAAACTTATCACTATTCGTACGCCTTTCCTCTTTTGCTAATTCTATCGCCTTCAGCCTTGTCATCGTCTAATTTATTAATTTGCTAATTCTCCAATCAACGCTTCCCAGTTCTCAGGATACAAATCAAAGTTTGCAATCCTATTAGGGTTAATTTTCAAGTAACGCAATGCAATATCATTCGTTAGCGTGTCGTTGTTAAACAACTCACTACTACCAAAATCAATCGCTAATGAAGTAATGCCAGATCGCAATCTGAATTTGCAAGGCTCATTACTATCCTCCTGCAACTCATCTTGTGTGTTTTGTTCAGCGTTATCTTGTATCGCTTCTGTAGGTTGCAAATCCTCCTGCAACTCATCTTGTGTGTTTTTCTTTGCCATAACTTTTAACTTTTTATGTAATTTTTCATTGCCCTCATTCACGAGCCTATTCCAGTACCCACTCAACTTATTTCCACAAGTCGTACAAGGGTCGCTGTCGTCAAATAAGTAAGCATAAAAGGCGATGAAGGTATTCTTATCCTCCCCCACCGCCTTTTCGTACCCACCATTGAGTAATTCGTTTAAACTTTTTTCTGTAAAATTCATTACGCCGCCAGTTTTTTGTCAAACTTCTTCTTAGTAGTTGCGTAATCAGTTTCGAGCCACTTCAAAGCAACATTAGGCTCTTTCTGGTTTGCAGGCGTTGCGATTGTAAGTTTGAAAGCCCCACCATTGGTGCGACCCTCGCCCTCAGTAACCTCTAATCCTACAAAATAGCCTAATACATCAAAACTGCTAGCGCCCTTTACCTTGTGCTCAATCACAGCCACCAATTGCGCCCCGTTTACAAACTGGTCAATCTGTGCGTAATCATCAGCACTCTTGCCATACACTGTAATACCTATCGAGTGTTTGTAACCGTTGAAATCATCATCTGAAATCTCTGGTTTAATACTCTCTGATATGTGTGTTTCTTTGAAATTGTCAAAGAAATACCCAGTTTTGCCACTCTTCAGCACCAGCGTATTCATTTTGTTTTTGTCAGCCTCAATTGTAGTCGCTGCAAAGTCAATGTCGGCTCTATTGATGAGCAAAATACGCTTCTCAATACCCTTTACTTTGTCGTTACAATCAAAGGTCAAATCTTTACTTAGTGCATTAATACATTCTGCCATAATTCTCTTTTTTTAATTTATTAAATTTGTCAATTAGTAAATTTGCTAATCTACTAATTGACAAATTCGTTAATTACTAAATCGCCATAGCCCCAGTAGTGCCAATCACACGTTGGAAATCTGCACGATAAGAAGCTTTCAAATAAACCTTCTCAATGTCTCCACCTAAGTACTCAACACCTATATCTTTGAGCGCTCCCATACTGTCAATAGCAATTTGACACTCATTTTTATCGAGTAATAGCGCACGGTGAGGATTGTGCCACTTAGTTCCGTTGTCAAAGTTAGAGCGTATCATATCATCTAACCATTCAGAGGTAACCACAGGTACGCCTTCAAACTCTGATACCATATAACCTCCCTCAACCATTTTAAATGATTGCTCATTGCGAAACTCCTTGCGCATAAAACGTGTTAAGTTAGTTGCCAAACTCTGAGTAATCACAAATACGGGAGAAGCGCCTGACTTAAAACCTGCAATATCTTTCAATTGACAGAGAACTTTGTATGCTCTATCATCTGCAAGAGCGCGCTGCCCTGCATAATTTGATTGAGAGTTCTCATCAATAGTAATCTTTCTCTCAGGTGCAGATGTTACCATTGCCTCAAACTGGGAAAATAATCCATTGAGTACATTAAAATTAGTCTTGTCTAATCCCGTTTTAAGCACTTGTGTACCACTACCACTTCCTACTGTCGAATGGTTCTTGTCTGCGAAGAATACGAATCTGTTGAAGTCGTTCAAAATACCACCCTCGATTAGTGAAACCAAAAACGCTACATAATCTGAGTCGTCAATGTTAAAACGGTCTGCTCCTGTTTTAGCCACCCAAGCATCGAATGTTTTTTCCAATGTTGAATAACAATCTGAAACATTTACCTTTAAAGGAACTGGGTCAAACCAACCAGTACGCACTTGTGTATCAAGCGACTTAGAAGGCTTGCCGCACCCTTCGTCTAAGTGAGTTACATTCGATATTGGCGCATAATATCCAAACTCAGTGCCTTTCACAATACCCTCATGAATAGTAAAGATTTGTTGCAAAGGAAGTAACCCAAATTGTCCTTCTTCTAACAAGTCCTTAATTCTATTGATGTACTCCTTGTTTCTTTCAGCTTCTTTAAGAAACTCTTTAAATGCTGTATTTGCCATATTTTATTTCTCTTATAGTTAAAATTAATTGATACGACCCAAACGTTTACGAATTTTGTCCATATCCAAGCCGTCTCCACTCACATAAGACTCATTACTTGTTGCTCCTTTGTCGTCTGCTGAAAATCTACTTTGAGTTTTCTCAATGCGTTCAAACTTCTTCTGCAACTCATCCAACCTTTTAGAAATCATTTCAAAGCCCTCCAATACAGATTTAGCGAACTCATCATCAGCACCCTCGCCTTTGTCAGCATTACCGCCTTCATCCTTAGGAGATTCTTTTTCTTTAATCTCTTTGATAACGCCTCCCTCTACAACAAGGGTGCGTTCGTCCTTCAGCAAATAATCACCATCAGCAAGAGGCTTTTCAGCATCCTCACCTCCATCAGTCTTTTGCTTCACTTTATCCCCAACGGCAGGCTCGTCCGCCTCCGTCACCACGGTAATAATATCACCATTTGCCAATGTCAAATCTACATCAAACAGCGATTTACCAAATAATGCCACTAAGGCACGTGCAAAAACACCTTTTTTCATATTCTTTTTATTGTTTTTTCTACCTATGTAAGCCTCGTAACGGCTAAAGAAGTCCCCTAATATATTAGGGTCTTTTTCCAAAATATCGAATACTTCAGGGTTTTCATCTAAAAAATCAGTGAATTTTACCCCTAAATCGTCATTTTTTGAATGAAAAAGACTATCCGTTGCAGCAGGGTCGTCTACCAAATCCGACGAAATCCACTCAATCAACTCGTGCCCGTCAGCCTCTTTCTTTTCCCCGTCCTCTTCATACTCTTCAACTACGTAATTTGCTAAAATCACAATCGAATTACCAAACATCTCCGAGTTGCTTTTAGCCATTCGCATAATGTAATCATACATCGTAATGCCACGCCCCTCCACGTTCGTGTCCTTCGCAATCTCATCCAGATATAAGTCGCCAAAAAGTTTTTCGTCCTCTACCTTGAAATTCTTATATCTACCAATGTAAGAGCCTAAAGAGTTATTACACATCGTAGGGTGTCCAAAACGCGCCTTAATGTAACCACGATCATCTCCCTTTGCTTTTAACTCGTTTAAAAAACGCTCTGAAAAGTATGTACCATTCTTATTCAATCCCTTTTGTGCCAACACTACACCATATATAACACCCTTATCAGTGTCTATATTTTGCGTTACCGATTGATTATACTGAGGGTTTGCCCTAAATTGATACTTTTTCATTTTTTATTAGCTTATCATTCATTTGCAAAATTACCTCACAATTGTAGTATATCGTTGCTAATCTATATTAGCAATTACCTATGTAAGTAATACCTACTTTTGCAACGTGATACGTTCGCGGTCTTAAATAATTTGTTTCATCAAAAAAGCACGCCTTAAAAAGCGTGCTTAGTTCTGAGTTTTCATTTTTTTTGTTATATTTAAAGTTATTAGTAAAAAAACACGCTTTTTTAAGGCGTGTTTTTTTATTACCCAAGTTTTACCCCTAACTTTACTGAAAATCTCTATGTTAATAGTCTCAAAAGTTAGCAGGCTACTCCTGAATGCTTTTAGGTGGGGTGCTTTGGGACTTTTGGAAATTGAGTGTACCGACCTCTAATAATACCCCGTTATCGTCTTTGATAAATAAGGGGCGTTTAAAAGTGCTTTTCGTAGGCTCTATTAAGTCCCTTACATCTACATCAAGAACGTTTGCCAACTCAATAAGCACCTTTAATGAAGGATTACCAGTAATGCGAGCGTTTAATGCTTGGTAGGTAATACCTAACATATTAGCCAAATCGTTTAAAGCGATACCCTTTTCTTTTGCAATCTCTTTTATTCGTAACATAGCATTTAAATATTAGTTATTAGGGCGCAAAGATAGTAAAATAAAACTATACTTTTACATTAATCAAAAAAAATAAAAAAATAATTTGCAAAAAACTTGCATATATAAAATTATAGTTTTATCTTTGCGCCGTAAAAATAAAACAATAATTTTAAACACTATGAAAAAGCAAGTAACAAATAACGATTTTAGAAGCAAGGTATTTAAAGAAGCACACCGCCTTTATAATAATTTGCGCCCTATATACAGAACCTTTGCAAGTGCTTTAAAGGCTGCTTGGCAAAGTTACCGATTAAGACACCCTAAAAGAGGTAAAAAGATAGTAGCGAGCCCCGAACGTATCGAGCAAATAGCCCGTAACATTAATGCGTTCAATACTTGTTACGACTATATAGACGGGGGAAATACAGCGGGCTACACTTGGGGCTTTTGGAATGATTTAGATAATAAACTCCATACCATATTGAGTAGCCTACACAAGCGAAGCCTTAACAAAGTAATAGCCCTTTGCACACCAGCACAAGCACAATATTTTAACTTAGTATAATAACATTAAACACATTAATAGTATGAAAGCATTCTATGTAACTAATGTAGATAAGAAAAGAAAGACTATTACAACCTATGAATTAACAGATGAATTAGTTGAAAAAATTAAAGACCTTTTAAAAATATTCAAACCGAATCCAAATATAGAAGAATCATTAGGTTTTAAAAGATATCTAAGTTTTAGTAAATATAAAATGGTGTATTTATCAATTGTTTTTGAAAAAAATGGTCTTAGCCAAAAAGAGCTTAAACTATTTCTTGAAAATCTAAGTGAAAATGATTTTAAAGATTTCAAAAAAAGCATACCAAGTTTTAAAAACTTAAATCAAATTAAAGAATATCTAAAATAATACACAGACCTAAGCAAGTCTTTAAACTGCTTTCAAACTCAATTTAATAACCTTTAAAACATTATCAAAATGAAAGTAGAAACAAAGTACAACGCAAACCAAACAGTGTTTTTTATGCACGAAAATAAAATTAAGAGTGGTGAAATTGCAGTCATAGACATTCACTTAGTAGCTAATGATAATAGCATTAACACTACTTACAAAATCTTTAATTATCAGAATGATAGATTTAAAGAATGTGAAATTTTCAGCACCAAAGAAGAACTATTAGAATATTTAGCTAACAATTAAAAAAAGCACCTAATTAGGTGCTTTT